CACCAACTCACGAAGACACCTGGGGTGCTAGTGATATTGATAAGTGGGATGGCTCTATGGTTCGCGCTTTTATGGTAAGCTTTTGCAACGTCGTTAATCGTGTTTACAAATATTATAACAAACACGATGATTCATCTTATATACGACATACAATGAATATTATGCAAATGTTTGCTCTACATTTGGCACCTATCTATAATCTTACTACTGGACAAATTGAAACTTTACTTTGGCTCGCACATGCTGGAATGCCATCTGGTGGCTGGACCACTTTGTATTTCAATTGTGGCATCAATCAAGAATATATGCGTTATTGCTGGCTTAGACTTGCTCCTATTATATACCGCGACCTTTCTTTTTTTCGACGACTGGTTCGTCTCTGTGTTTGCGGTGATGATAATATTAACAACAAATCTAAAGTTTGCATGCCTTTTTTCAATACTAAATCTATTGCTGCTGAACTTGCTTTGTTCGGCATAAAGGTTGTTAATGCCAAAGACAAATCTCAACAACCAGAGGATACTGCTGCTTCTGAGGCTTCATTTCTTAAATTGTTACCTCGTCGCCATAACGGCTTCTTCAAACCCTTGCTTGACAAGGATGTTATCAACGACATAATTAATTGGTATAAAGACTCAATTGGTGAGGAAAATGCCTATGAAGTTAACGCTAACACTATTTTGCGTTTTCTATATTTTTATGGCAAGCCTGATTTCAAACGAGCGCGTGATGCTTTGCACCGTGCTCGACCTGAGACTATTCTGCTTAATTATGATGTTCTCGAAATGGAGTATCATCAAACTGGTACCGTTGTAAATATTGACAACTTAAACGGTACCCAAAATTTGAACATGCTGTATCCCCACTAGATGGGAGATTCGCATAACGAGATTGACGCATGCCATTTACTAATACCGACTCTCGTTATGCCTCATTTAACAATGGCACTAACATCATTTTCAAAAGACATTATCGACATTCTACACTCTGTCGAACCACTTTGCGCTGTGGGTGACGCAATCATGGGCGGTCTAGATAAACCAGCCCTTTCTAATAATTACCCACCTGTATATATGACTAGTCCTTTCCTATCTCACTCTCGTGGCATTGAACCACATGTAAATAATTTAGGACCTTTAGATCCAGCTTCACAACAATTAACAGATCGCGAACATACTCAATCTGATGCTCGTGAAACCTTAATTAAGAATCTCGTTACTAAAAAATCACTTCTTGGCACTTATAAATGGACTTCCGACATGGTTGAGGGCACTAAAATTGCTGAATTCGTCGTTTCTCCAACACATGATACTGGTGTTTGGAAAGATGGGCAAACTTTTCTTATGCCGATGATCTCTACTATATCTCAACATTTTGTCTTTTGGCGCGGTAAAATCATCTTTGAGATTGATTTCGTTTGCTCCAATTGGCAAGAAGGTAGAGTTGATATTGCTTATCAACCAAATCAAGTTGCTGCTAGTCCCACTTATAAACAGGCCATTTCACAATATGCTGTTTCATATACTATCAGAAACGGTCGTAACATCATATCTGCCGAATTTCCTTATATCGCCGCTCAACCTTGGCGAAGAGTTTGGCATGGTGAACCACTTAAAGATGACCCGACAGGTGACTACTTCAAAAGTAGCGACTTCGTTAATGGTGTTTTCTCTTTGTGGGTTTCTTCACCACTCAAAGCTCCAAACACAGTTGTCCCGAATATGGACATTAATGTATATAAAGCTGCAGGCTCTGATTATGAGCTATCTTATACTGATACTTTCGGTACTTCTAGACCAACATATTTCTCTGAGTTTACTAAACGTATCCGCCCACAATCTGACGATGCTCAAGCTAATGCTGAGACCATTGTCCAAGGCGATGAAGACGTTGACGATTCACTCGAAGACGTTCCAACTCAAGAGACTCCTGCAGTAGTCGAAACCAAGAAACCGGTTCCTACTGTTACTAAAATTAATAAGGCTCCTACTAAGAAGAAATCTCCTGCTGGCTTTACACAAGTTTACAATCCTAATAAAATTTCTGTTCTCGCTGATAATAAGGATAATTCCGTCATCATTGCACCTAAGAAAATGCAAGCTGGTGACCCTAAGAATCCTCATTTCGGCGAAAGTTATCATGATTTAATTGACATCTGTAAGCGTTACTTTCCGCTTTCT